TGAGTTAAATTTATTTGAGGATATGTTTAAAAACTACTTATATGGTAGTATGGAAATAACAGACAGCAGAAATTTAATAGACACGTTTAATATACATGGAGAAGAATTTTTAAATATAAAATTTAGGACCCCTACATTTCCAGATAAAGATAGCATACAAAAAACGTTTAGAGTTTTTAAATTAACTGATCGAGAAATAGTTAGAGGCAGAGCTAATGGGGACATACAAAATTATACCTTGCATTTTGTATCTATCGAAGTATTTTATGATGTTTTGTTGCCGCTATTCATACCCTTTGAAGGTAAGATTACCGACGTAGTATCGGATATATTTTCTACTTATATTGCTGCCTCTCGTAATTTTAATATATCTGAGGGTGAAGATAAGGTGACTGAAGCAAGTCGTGATACGGAACTAATAATTATTGACGAACCTGCAAATAAGGTTAAATTTGTTGCTCCAGGTTGGTCTCCATTTAAATGCTTAAATTGGTTAGCTACAAAATCTATTTCCTCTAGCGTAACAGCAAAAAATTATATATTTTTTGAATCAAATAAGAATTTTTATTTTGGTACAATTGAAAGTATTTTTAAAGATGCCGTACAAAGTAACAATTATATCGGTAGATATTATGTAGCTGCTTCTAATGTTAATGCAAAAGACACCGTTAAAGATACAAATCGCGAGATGTTTATTGCCAGTGATGTAACCATGATGGAGAGCACTGACTATATAAAAAACTATACTAATGGATATTTGGCAAATCGACTTATCTATTTGGATATTTTTAACAAAGAATATAGACAAGTCGACTATGATCATGTTAGTGAATACAAAAAACAATTTCATACTTCAGGCGCCGGTGCTACCTCTCTACCGACATTCAGCGCTGAAACGTTTAGAAATGCAGCAACCAGTATTAGTTTTTATCCGAAAAATCCTAAATTGTTTACAGATTTTCCAGATAATGTTAATGAAAAAATGGATACTATATATGGTAATCGTCTATCATCATTATTAGAGCTTACTAATATAAAAATGGAAATAACAGTACCAGGAAGAACAGATGTGGAGGTGGGGCGTTTATTATACTTTGACTACCCTCCTATAAAACCTAGAGATGAGACTGATAAGTCAACAAATGATTCAGATAAATTATATTCGGGCTATTATATGATAACAGCTATACACCATAAAGTAAATAAAAATGAACATACTATGACAATGGAAATAGTAAAAGATTCTCTATATGTAGACCCTGATAGTAATGCTAGGTAATTAAATGCAACGAATATTTAATAAAGACGGTTTTAATTGGTGGATAGGCGTAGTCGAAGACCGCTTGGACCCGGAGTATTTGGGTCGGTGTAGGGTAAGAATATACGGGTATCATACTGATAACAAAGAGCTTCTACCCACTGCTAGTCTACCGTGGGCTGTTCCCATACAACCAATTACCTCAGCAGCTATATCTGGCTTAGGCTCTTCTCCAATAGGCCCGGTGCAAGGTACCTGGGTTATAGGTTTTTTTCTTGATGGCGAGGACATGCAGCAGCCTGCTATGTTTGGCACTATTGCAACAAAGGCAGCCAAAGGGGTTTTTGCACCTCCTCTCAAAATACCTGCACAAACTAACCCTGATGATGGTATATTAAAAGACGGTCAAGGTAACCCTGTGCAAGACTCCCAGGGCGTCCCTGTTAGAGCCGGTACACCTAAAGTTGAAGGCTGGGAGTTAGGTCAAACGTCTAAAGTATTTGAGTCTGGAGAATCTGGAGGCGGTACCATCAATGACTACAATGGGGCTGCTGCAGGCGACTTTGGTGGGGCATCTTATGGAACTTATCAACTAGCCTCTTTTTTACCCCCTATAATGAAAAACGGTCAATCTAGGCAATCATCTAAAGTCTCCCCGGTGCTGCAATTTCTCAACAGTTCTAAATTTAAAGACAAATTTGTTGGATTAAATCCTGCTACTGCTGCTTTTGATGCTAAGTGGAAGGAAATAGGAGCTGCTAATAAAAAAGAATTTGAGGAAGATCAGCATGAATATATAAAGCGCAAGTATTACAACGTAGCTGTCGCTAATATAAGCCGCACCGGTCTTAATCTTGGACAATATGGACCTGCGGTTCAGGATTTAATTTGGTCCACTGCTGTTCAGCTTGGTCCTGCTAATACTGCTGCTTTTAGGGAAACTTTAATAGGTAAAAGCCAACTCACTGATAAAGATATTGTCCTACTGGTTAGTGAGTGGAAGATAAAAAATGTAGATGTACTTTTTAAATCCAGCTCACAGGGTATAAAAGATAGCGTAAGATCTCGGTATCAATCTGAAAAAACTGCTCTACTGGGATTAATAAAATAATGGATCCTCAAATTACCAAACAAATTCAGACTGCTCTAGAAACCAGTCTGCTTAAGAAGTTAACCGATCTTAAGCTTAACGTACCTAAAAATACCCTGAGTGGTATAGTTACCAGTGTATCAAAGACCGCAGCCACCGGTATGGTTAAGGATGTTAACAGCACTGCTAATTCCAATCTTAACGATATACCTAAGAATTTACTGGGTCAAAAAAATCCTGTTAATTTAGTTACTGGTAATCAGGGCGCTCAAGACATAACCGATAATTTATCTGGTATAGTACAAACTAAATTATCTAGTCCAGTTACAGATACTATCATATCTTCCATACAGGCAAAGCTAAAGAGCGCACTCCCTGCAGAGGTCTCCAGACTTATAGACTTTAATAATATTGGTGCAGTATTATCACCCACCTTAACACCTTTAATCAATAGAAATTTAGATGTGGCACTTAACAAGTTTACCACAGATACGTACAGTACAAATAAGCCCTAGCGGACCACGGTGGCTGATATATCCACACAGTTTGCGGCTGGTTCTTCTGATGTAGCACTAGAAAAAATCGATGAATCTTTCGCCACATCTATAACGAATACCGCATTAGCCGAGGCTAAAAGTTTTGATATTAACAACATGGATAATCAAGATAAACTAGCTGTATTAAAAACTGGATTTCAAGACCCTAATGCAAATTACCCAACTAAGGAATATGCAGGGTTATCTGAAACTAATAAACTTGCCCAGGGTGAGGCCAGGGGTACTGTAGTACAACAAAAAAATACTACCAGAATGTTGGGTGCTAAACTACCATTTGGCGAGTCCTGGGATCAACCAGAGTCTGCTTATAGAGCAGCATATCCTTATAATAAAGTAACTGAAACAGAGTCTGGGCATATTATTGAAGTAGATGATACCCCGGGGTCCGAGCGTCTTCATATCTATCATAAATCTGGTACCTTTGTAGAGATAGATGCTAATGGTTCTATGGTAAGACGTATTGTGGGGTCATCTTATGAAATTATAGATAGAAATGGTAAGATAGCTATTTCTGGAAGCGCTGATATATCTATTAATGGTGCATGCAATATATTTGTGGGTAATGATGCAAATATTGAGGTGGAGGGGGATGTTAATCTTACTTGTCATAATGATATAACTGCACAGGCTGGTGGTACACTAAATCTTTCTGCAACAGAAGAGGTTAACATTACTGGGGGTAATGTAAATGTACAAGCCTATAATACCATGAATGTAATGGCTAAGACTGCATTAAACTTACATGCTTCAGAAAATATTAGTTTAAAGGCCAACGTTGATATTTTAGTTCAAGCATCGGGTGACTTTAAGAATCAAGCTACTGGTGTTATTAGTAATAAGGCAGGTGGGATTTTTAGTGCCGATGGAAGCGCAATACACCTTAACTCTGGAAATTCTGTAGATGCAGAAGCTGTTTTAGCTGGTATTTCTAAAATTGGAGTAATGCCAGGCCGAAAAGATCCTCTCACCAACGTCACTATTGACCCGCAATCTATGACTTTGGCAGACAACAAATCTTTGTTATTGGAGGAAGCTACTCAGACTAAACAAGATCGTACTGAACAAAGCAATTTGATTATTAGTCAAGGGTTTGCCACTGCAGCTGATCTTAAAGAAGTTCCTGTGGTGGGCGAAAGTAGCTCGGTATCATCAACCCAAAGTATAGTAGTTGCCCCAGATGCTAAACTTAAAAAGGTAACAGAGTTGCCTGGTAATTATAATCTATCTCCCAACTTTACTTTGGAAATGCTTTCCTTTAAAGCTGCTGTTACCAGGGATAAAGTTAGAGCTCATGGTACTCTAACTTATGGAGATATTATCCATAATCTACAAGCTTTGGCGTTAAACGTATTAGAACCAGTTAAAAAATTATACCCTAATATGTTTGTTACCTCTGCTTTCCGTGACCCAGGTAATGCATCTAATGCTAAGACGTCTCAACACCCACTGGGTCAGGGCGCTGATTTGCAATTTAAAGGTGCCTCGAAAAAAGAATACTATGATATTGCAGTTAAATTAGCCAAGGTAATTAAATATGATCAGTTTTTATTAGAATATTGGAACTATACCAACAATCCCTGGATTCATATATCTTATATAGATAAACAGAATAGAAATAAAGTTATGACATTCTTTAACCATAGCCGTCATTCTGACGGGTTGACTCAACTAGTATAATGCCGGGCATTGCAAGAATTGGTGATATTGACACCAGAAACGATACTAAAAATAATGGAAGCTCTACCGTTTTTATAAACGGAATAGGCGTTGTACGCATTGGAGATATAGATACTGGTTCAGATACTATGGTCGATGGTAGTCCTACAGTCTTTGCTAATGGAATTGGTGTTTGTAGAATAGGCGATAAAGACTCAAGAAACGACACTATCACCCAAGGATCCCCTTCTGTATTTGCAGGGTAGGGGTACCTACTGGGTATAAATAATACTATGGCACGAAGTACCCGAACATATACAGATTTTAACCTTCTTTTCTCGCGAAATCCCATTTCTGGGGATGTGGCGGTGAAGTCGGATGAAGAAGCTATTAAGACGGCTTTAAGAAATTTAATTTCCACCAGACATTATGAAAGACCCTTTCATTCTGAAATTGGATGCCAAATACATGGTTTATTGTTTGAAAATTTTACTCCTGTCACAGTACAGTTGATTAAACGTACTGTCTTTGATGTTATTGAGAAGTTTGAACCCAGAGCCACAGTACTTGATGTTAACGTGCGCGAAAGAGTAGATCAAAATCAAATTGATTTAGAGATTATTTTTAGAGTAAATAATTCAGAAAAACCAATTACCCTAACAACATTTGTCACCCGAGTACGATAATGTCCCAATTAAGAATTGCAGAACTCGATTTTGACCAAATTAAGTCAAATTTAAAAACGTTTTTAACTGCTCAGACAAGCTTTTCTGACTATGATTTTGAGGGCTCCAATCTCTCATCTCTCTTGGATGTCTTAGCCTATAACACCCATTACAATGCCTATTTGGCAAATATGGTAATGAATGAGATGTTTTTAGATTCAGCTATTAAGAGATCATCGGCTGTTTCGATAGCAAAGCATCTGGGCTATACCCCTACCTCAGCTCGCGGTGCTGTTGCAGATATAGATGTGGTAGTCACCAGTCCTACTGGATTGCCAACAAGCTTGACCATGGATCGCTATACTCAATTTACCACCTCCATTGATGGTACTACCTATACCTTTGCCACAACCGAGGATATGACCTCCCTACGTAGCGGTTTAACATATACCTTTAACGATGTAAGCGTGGTAGAGGGAACCATACAAAATTTTAATTATATAGTAGCGGATAACTCTACTGAAATTAAATACGTCTTACCCAGTGCATCGATCGATACAACGACTCTGCAGGTATCTGTACAGACTTCGCCCTCTGATTTAACCACAACTGTGTATACCCTGGCCACCGATATTACTGGTTTAGATGGCACCTCTACAATATTCTTTCTGGAACAAAACAGCCGGGAGAGATACGAGATAAATTTTGGTGATGGGATTATTGGCAAGCAGCTTACCAAGGGTAATATAGTTAAGCTACAATTTTTAGTTACTTCAGGTGCGGTTGCTAATGTCTCGGATACCACCAGTCAAACTTTTTCCGCTCTTAGTAGCATAGGTGGTTCTACATTAGTAGCTGTGACAGTTAACTCTAATTCAACTGGCGGTGCTGATGAAGAAACGATTACATCTATAAAGTATAATGCCCCCAAAGTTAACGCTACCGGTAATAGATTAGTAACAGCCTCCGATTATGAGGCATTACTTACATCGCGTTATCCTAACTTTGAATCAATATCGGTATGGGGCGGGGAAGAAAATGATCCTCCTATCTATGGTAAGGTTATTATATCGCTAAAACCATTTAATGGGTCAACGGTATCTGACACCACTAAAAACAGCATTATAGCAGACACTTTAAAAAGTAAAAAAGTTCTTGCAATACAACCTGAGTTTGTGGATCCCACCTACTATTATGTAAACTTAACTGTCAATGCATCATATAATCCATCTCAAACCACTTTGACATCTACTGCTGTAAAGAGTTTAATTAATAGTGCTGTTACCGCTTATTTCTCCACCGACTTACAAAAATTTAATAAGTCTTATAATCAGACAAAATTAATTAGCAGCATTCTCCTTACCAGTCCTTCTATATTCAGTATTAATGTAGTTGAGAAACTTCAAAGAAGACTACCATTGGTGTTGAATACCACTAATATCTTTACCACCGACACTTCTATTAAATTTAGAAATTCCATACAACCCGGTCAGTTAACATCAAGTTATTTCTACATTTTAAATAACACTGTCAGCACGTTGGTAAAGATAACTGATTTACCAGATAGTACACCGCCAGATCTTAATGGTTCTGGTGTTTTAAGATTAGTGGATACTGTTAGTGGTCTTACAGTTAATTCGGGGGTAGGTACTGTTAATTATGCTACCGGAGCGGTAAGCATAACAGGTATAACCCCCAGTGGATTTCCAACAGGTATTAGTGAGTTAAATTTAACCTGTGGTATTCAAAATATAGGTCAAAACATAAGTCTTTCTAGAAATGAAATATTTGTTATAGATGATAATACCCTTAATGCTACAGGGGGAACTATTGCCGGGGTTACTATTAATATGACCTCTTTTGTACAATAAATGGCTACCACCCGAATAACAGAAAAAATATCAACACTGGTAAGTAGCCAGTTACCGGAATTTGTTCGTTCGGATTTTACCACCTATGTTTCATTTGTTGAAGCTTATTATAGATTTCTCGAGCAAGATCAGGGCGCACTGGAAATCGTACAGAATGCGAGATCATATAGTGATATTGATACAACAACAGAATCATTTGTAAATTATTTTCTTGCCAACTACGCGCAAAACATACCCCTGGGAGTACTGACTAATAAAAGATTACTAATTAAGCGAATACGCGATCTATACGAATCTAAAGGTTCAGAAATTTCGTTTAAACTTTTATTCCAATTATTGTATAATGAACCGGTTGAGGTTACCTACCCGTATGATAACGTACTCCGAGCTTCTGATGGCGTATGGATACAAAAAACGACCATTAGGGTGTCTGTTCTAACTGGAAGCGTCTCTGATATTATTGATCGTTTTCTGGACATGGAGAAGGATGGGCTTTTTTATCATACCTCTATTATTGAAGTAAGATTACTTACCACCAATCTTTATGAATTTTCATTAGAGCATAATGAGTTGGGTCCCTATGAAATAGGAGATATCGTTACTGTAAGTAATGGTACCAGCATCATCTTTTCCGGCGCAGTATCTGGTACCACCACCGGATATTCTATCATAGCAGCAGGCATCGGGTTTAAAGTAGCGCAGATATTTAACGTGAATGTGGGCGGAGCTGTGGATACACAGTTG